GCAGCCGTTTGGTTCCTCCAACCAAGCGTGGGCAGAAGGAGTGGGTCATGTCAGAACAAGGCTTCTACGAAGAAGAGGACGTTCAAGACCAAGTGCAGCAACCTCGCGATCCGGTCAGGTCACACCTGAAGAAACTGGAACAAGAGAACAAAGAACTTCGACAGCTGAAAGCAGATGCTGAAGCAGCCAAGAAGAAGTTAGCTTTCGTGGAAGCAGGCGTAGACCTGTCAAGCCCGGTAGCTGAATACTTCATCAAGGGCTACGACGGCGAAATCTCTGCTGATGCCATCAAGTCTGCAGCTTCCAAACTTAATCTCACACCACAAAGTGCACCAGCACCTCAGGCGGTACAGCCAGCAGAACAGCAGGCATGGAACCGAATGGGCAATGCCGCAAGAGTGGGCGAGGTGGGCGAGCCGCAGGTTGACTTTGCTTCACGAATCTCAAACGCCAAATCTGAACGAGAAGTGATGGAATTACTGGCCCAGGCGCGAGCCAACCAAACCAACATCATCTAACTCAATTAAGGAACTAATAACATGGCAGGCGAAACAACCACCTCTGCACTGTCCGTAGATCAAATTGCGTTTGACCGTCTTGCATACTTTGCATTGCGTTCAGAGCTTTTGTTCGATCAGGCAGCAGACGTACAACCAGTAGCTCAGGCAATGCCTGGAAGCGCTGTAACATTCACTATCTTCAACGACATCGCAGCAGCGACCAGCACGTTGAACGAAGTGACCGACGTAACTCCTACTGCCCTTTCGGACAGCCAGAAGACCGTCACCCTTGCAGAATACGGCAACGCCGTTGTGACCACAGCTAAGCTCCGTGGCACAGCGTTCTTGGACGTAGACGCTGCAGCAGCAAACGTTATCGGCTACAACGCCGGTGACTCAATGGACAAAGTTGTATCTGCAGTTCTTGCTGCTGGCGACAACGTAGCTTACGCAACCGGTGGCGCTTCAGCTCCTACCTCACGCGTTGGCATGGCCGTTGACGACTTGTTGACTGCAAACGACATCCGCAAGCAGGTAAGGCTAACGTTCCAACCTTCAATGGTTCGTACATTGGCTTCATCCACCCAGACGTGTCGTACGACTTCCGTTCGGCAACCGATGCATCAGCATGGCGTACACCAGCCAACTACGTAGACCCAACCGGAATCTACAACGGCGAAATCGGTCTCTTTGAATCAGTACGATTCATCGAAACCCCACGTGCACCAATCTTTGAAAATGCATTCAACGGTGCAGGTGCAGCTGGAACGGGTGACTCGTATGCAACTCTTATCATGGGTCGTCAGGCTCTTGCTAAGGCATTCAGCACCCAGGATGGAAACGGCGCAATGCCAAAGGTTGTTCGCGGCAACGTGACCGACCTGCTCATGCGCTTGATGCCAATTGGTTGGTACTGGCTCGGTGGCTACGGCCGCTTCCGCGAGGCTTCATTGCGTCGTATTGAGTCAGCATCGTCCATCGGTGTAAACGCAAGCTAAGCAGCTAACTACATAGCTGTAAGCAGCAAGCCCCTCCGCCTAGTACGCGGGGGGGCTTTGCTATACTAATTAAGAACTAGGAGTCACATGTCAATTTCAAACTACGCAGAACTTAAATTGCTTGAGCATGTCACAGGCAAAACTTCATTCACCATGCCATCGAACGTGTACTTGAAGTTGCACACCGGTGACCCAGGCGAAGACTGCACATCAAACGCAGCAACCGAAGCAACACGCAAAGTCACATCTTGGGCTACTGCTGCTTCCGGATCAATTGCAACGAGTGCAACGGTTGAGTGGACAAACGTTTCAACAACTGAGACTTACACCCATTGGTCAATGTGGGATAACTCAACAGGCGGCAACCCATTGTGGAATGGTGCACTGTCCGCTTCAGCTGCTGTAACTTCTGGCGACACTTTCCAGATCACATCACTTACGCTGTCTCTCGACTAGTAGGTAGGGGAATCCCCTATGGCTGCTTTTCAGAGCACGCTCACAGATTTTTCATCTGCATATAGACCAGCAACTGGTCTTTACTTTGGCGCACCGATCTGGCAGTTAACTGCTGCTGGATCTGGTTCTTCCTCTGCGGTTGCTGTTGCATTTGCAACTAAAGCAAAACAAGGAACAGGGTCTGGTGTTGGTTCAGCTGTTGCTGTTGGTGTTCGCATTGTTGGAAGAACAGCTACTGGATCAGCTATTGGTGCGCAAGTAGCAGTAATCTCTGGACCAACACAACTAAGACTTGGTGCTGTAACAGACTTCTCGTTCCCATTCCTAAATGGTGGACGTTTCTACCTTGGACCTGCTTACTATCTAAGAACAGCTTCTGGATCCGGAACAGGGTCTCAGTCAACAGTTTCAATCCATGTTGTTGTTCGTTCAGCGGCTGGGTCAGGATCTGCTGGAGAATCAACTAGCACGGATCTTGAAATACTTTTCAGGTCTGCAACTGGATCTGCAACATCGTCCAGCGAAGCCGACCCATTCTTGTTTGTTGTTAGACAGGCCACTGGTTCTGGTGATGGAACTTCTTCTTCAGTATTCAGACGAGAGCTATTGCGCCCAGCTACTGGAACAGGAACTGGAACATCAAGTGCAGCAAGGCTTGTAAAGAATCTCAGGATAGCGACAGGATCTGGTGTTGGATCTGCAGTTGCAATACGTCTTGTATCAACAATAAGAACAGCTACTGCTTCTGGGGTCGGAACTGCATCGTCTATTTCAATTGAGCTGCTACCAAGAACGGCTAATGGTTCTGGGGTTGGAGCAACAAGCGGAAACGCAACCTGGGAGAAGTCGCACATCTTCCGCGTTCCACAGACAACCAACTTTGCTTTTGCTGAACTCTTTGGCGACAGATTGTCAAGCAGAATTTTCTCTCATCTTCCACAGGGAATACGCGTAGAGAACTTGTGGCGTTTGCCAGATGGGACGTACACAATTAACGACCCTGGATACGGTGTGGCCACACGCGAATATCTTGGCAGTCATAATATATTCTTGACGGACGAAGAAGTAAGTGAACTAACCGCAGCAGGATACGGAGCGTACATAACGTGATCCACCAAAAAACCCACCCAGGGTTGGACGTAGAAGGATGCTTTGCTTGTCGAGTATCTGGAATCCACATGGGCATGAACTCAACCACCACCCGTGGCAAGAACGTTGAGTCAATCAACAGCACGGAGCGCAACTGGCAGAAGGACATGCCAGCCTACAAGCGTTTACGTAGTGAGGGGTTGCAGCCAAAGTCAATAGACGGGGCAGCACGTATTGAAAGCAGAGCTACTGAGAAGTGGCAAGTCGAATCAGGGATTGGTGTCTGATGGGATATACAAAACCAGACCTAAGGGAGCGCATCAAAGATCGGATCATGGCTGGATCAAAGGGCGGCAAACCTGGTCAATGGTCAGCACGTAAAGCCCAGCTTCTCGCTCAACAGTATGAGAAGGCTGGTGGTGGATACACCGGAGCAAAGACCGAGGGTCAAAAGAAACTTTCTAAGTGGACAAAAGAAAAGTGGCGCACGTCTGATAATAAGCCAGCTGATAGAGCTGGTGGCACAACTCGTTATCTTCCAAGCAAAGCTTGGGACAAGCTGTCGCCTGCTGAGAAAGCGGCTACAAATAAAAAGAAACAAGAAGGATCACGCCAGGGTAGACAGTTTGTGTCTAATACCCCGGCAGCCAAGAAAGCTGGAAGGCAGGCAAGACGTGGCAATTGAGTATCGTGGTGAAAAGTTCGCTGGCTACAACAAACCAAAGCGCACACCTGGGGCCAAGAAGTCTCATGCTGTTCTAGCCAAGACCGGCAGCCAGGTAAAACTAATTAGGTTTGGCCAGCAAGGAGTTCAAGGCTCACCAAAGAAGGCTGGCGAATCTGACTCGTATCGCAAGCGCAGAGAATCCTTCAAGGCCCGTCATGCCAAGAACATTGCCAAGGGCAAGATGTCTGCAGCTTACTGGGCAGACAAAGTCAAATGGTAAGATTTCATAGCAACTAACAAGGAGTACTCATGCCAAAAGTAGGAAAGAAAGAATTCGCTTACACCCCAAAGGGTATGGCCATGGCTAAGGCCGAGGCCAAGAAGACTGGCAAGCCAATGAAGAAGGCCGCCAAGAAGTCAAAAAAGAAGGGCATGTAATAATGTCTAAAAAAGGTGAGAGCTACAAATCCAAGGGTGCTATGAAAAAGCACGAGGCCAAAGAAAGCAAGAAGGAAATGGCCATGGAATACGGCAAGAAGAAAGCCAAGAAGAAAAAGAAGTAAATGACAACAGTAGCAACCGTCATCGACAGGACGTTGCGCCAACTGCTATCGGGAACAGTGGAGGCACGCAACAAGCTTGCTTCGACTATTAACTCCTCTACGACAAGCGTCATAATGACGTACTCGTTAGAGGGTCTTCGTGCTGGCCAGGTTTTTGAAATTGACTCCGAGATGTTCTACATCTGGGAAGCAGACGCCACAACCAAGACACTGACGGTTCAACGCGGATACAACGGGACGACAGCAGCCTCTCACACATCTGGGGCTATGGCTACTGTTAGTCCTCGTTTCCCACGAGCCCAGGTGCTTGAGTCAATCAATGATGAGATTGCCGACCTGTCCTCGCCAATGAATGGATTGTTCCAGGTTAAGACACTGAACATTACTTACAACGGTACAGACAGAATGATCAACCTAACAAACGCAACCAACGTTATTGATCTTCTCAATGTTTCCGTACGCTACCTTTCTGACGATTATCCTTTGGCACGCAAGGTGAAGCTTGTTCGCGATCTTCCTACCGATGACTTTGCTTCCGGCTTTGCCCTTAAGTTTGACCAGAACGTTTACCCTGGTCGTCTCCGTGTCGTTTACAAATCAGCATATAGTGGTGCAACTGACGAATCCACGTCTTTGACCACAACATGTGGTATCCAGGATTCAATCATTGACATCGTCACCATTGGAACCCAGCTACGTTTAATGGCCCCTCGTGAAATCAAGCGAAACTTTACTGAGTCGCAGGGCGATACACGTAGGGCAGAGGAAGTTGGTCCTGGGGCAGTCACGGCATCTGTCACCGGATTGAGGCAGCTACGCAAGGACAGAATCACAGCGGAGGCAGCACGACTAACCAGAGCATATCCAACGTTCTTGACCCGGGAGTAAGCCGTGGTCGGCCTGCTTACGTTTGCAGAACCATTTGTAAACACTCACCCATTCTTCACAGGAAAGCCATTAAATAATTTGGTGCCAGACATTTTTCCCATAGCGATTGACGGACGACCATACTTGGTCGATCAAAAGTCAAATCAGTTTATGCGTGGATTCGAGGCGCGTGTGCGCGACTCTGTCGACCAGTCAACCAGTCCTGGTGAGGCAGCTATCAACCCACAGGGATTGTGGCGCCGTGGTGAAACCTCTTGGCATTTGGGCGCAGGGCAACTGTATGCAGACACAGCGGAAGCACAGGACTACAGGTTCTATTCCAGCAAGGGCATTAATCCGTGGACCAAGGGTCAGCTCAAGCTTCTCAACAAAGTCAAGGAATCCTTAAACTCTTCTAACACTAACTTGCACCTGCACGTTGCTGACGGGAAGTTGTATGTAGCTGACGGCGCTTCGGTGAAGTATTCTTCAAACCCATTTGATGCTAGTCCTACATGGACCACAGTAAGCGGTTTACCAGCTTTGACCCCTCGCGACATGGGTTCAGACGGTAGCAACATCTATTTAACTTACGCTGGACTCACATCAAGCTACGGACTCTGGAAGATTGACGACACGCAGACTGCATCTAACGTGGCATACGGCCATGAGCTTTACCATGTTGATTACGTAAAGGGATACGTGATGGTTGCAGGAAACTCAACCACTGGAAACTCAAACGATCTTTACTACAGCCCAACTGGAAACATCGGAGCTGACGACTACAGCCACCCATTGTCAACATGGAACTGGACCAGCTTTGCTGCTGGCCAAAATGCTATTTATATTGCTGGCCACGCAGGTGACAAGGGCGCCATCTACAAGATAACGATTGCTTCCACTGGTGTATTGGATACACCTGTAGTTGCCCTTGAATTCCCTATTGGAGAAATCCCGTATGTGGTTTATGGATACCTTGGTGGAATCTTTATTGGAACCAGCAAGGGTGTTCGTTATGCCACATCAGACAACGACTCAAACCTTGTGGCTGGATCGCTGATCCCAACATCTGGAAGCGTCACCGAATTTACAGCTGACGATAAGTATGTATGGTTCAACTGGTCAAACTATGACGGCGTATCTACCGGCCTTGGTCGAATTGACCTTACCTCTTTTACTTCAACCAACACACCGGCATATGCCACCGACCTAATGCACACATCTACTGCTGATGTTTTGCACGTAGTCACCTACAACAACAGGCGCGTGTTCTCTATTTCTGGAGATGGTGTGTATGTCGAAGACGTGGACAACTTGGTTGATTCTGGTGAGATAGTCACAGGCACTTATCGTTGGGGTATCCCTGACCGCAAGTTTGTGGCCAAGTTTGACATCAGAACAACCCCCCTTCAGGGTACTGTCACTCCATATATTTCTAGTGACTCTTCCGCATACACCTCTATGGCCCCCCATGAGCAGCAGTCTGCAACAGAGAAGGTTTCAACTGGTCCGCAGTCTAAGTTCATCGAAGCAAAGTTTAAGCTTGAGCTGGCTAGGGCAACCGCAACAACTGGACCAACGGTTACTCGCTGGATGGCTCGTGCGTATGCGTCTCCAGCTAGAAGCCAGGTGTTCAGGGTGCCCATCCTTATGCATCACATCATTCAGGACAGCCATGGCAAAGAGCACTACTTTGATGTCGAGGCAGAACTGCAGGCACTTCGCAACCTGGTCACAAACCCGGTAGTGGTAAACTATCAAGAAAATACTGAGACATTTTCAGTGGTCGTTGAAGACCTGGAGTTCCAGGTTGTAGACGGTTACTATCAAAACTGGGACCTTGAAGGAACCTGTATTGTTACAATGAGATCAGTACAAGATTAGGAGAGTAAATGCCATACGCAACTAGGAGATCGTATTCAGGAGCATCAGCTGCATGCACCCTCACGTCCTCGATTACGTCTGGTGATACCAGTGCAACCCTTACCGGAACAACAACGGCATGGCCTGATACTGCCAATGGTTCGTTCTACATGGTTATTGATCCGGGCCTAAGCACTGAAGAAAAAGTTCTTGTAGGTGCGCGTTCAGGCGGATCGCTATCAACTATTACCCGTGGTGTAGATGGCACGACTGCTGCCTCACACTCAGCTGGTGCAACCTGCTACCCAGTGTTCACGGCGGTAGATGCTGACCAAGCTAACAAAGTAGCTTCAACCCTGACAACCAAGGGCGACATTCTTGCAACAGATGGTTCCGCTCTTAACCGTTTAGCTGTTGGAACCAATGATCACGTTTTAACGGCTGACTCATCCGCAACAAACGGATTCAAGTGGGCTGTTATTCCAACTCAGACACCAGTCTGGGATGATGATCAACCAATTTTAAGTTCACAAATTTTCGGATAAAGGATAGACATGGCAACATTCAGTAAACAAAAACTTTCTGGTGGTACAGACGGAAAGAACATCAAAGTAGCAGCTACCGCAACTGCTGGTACAACAATTCACACGGCCCACGCTACGGCGCTAGACGAGATTTGGTTGTACGCAGTTAACTCATCCGCTTCGGATGTCAAGTTAACCATTGAATGGGGCGAAGCAACCGCACCAGATGGCAACATTGAATTTACTGTCAAGGCAGAAAATGGCCTTTACCTAATTGTTCCTGGTCTACTCCTGACAAACTCTCTTGTTGTCAAGGCTTTTGCTGGAACCGCAAACGTAATTTGCATCAACGGGTACGTTAACCGAATCGCGTAGGCTGATAATGCGCAGACAGTATCCTTCTGATTTAAGTATTGCTTCGTGGGGTAAACCTGTTGCCGCTGGTTTAACATGGGCAAAGATTTCTGGTGGAACCGCAAATCCTGCTGGTCGTACTCCAACTGGTTACTCCGTATCTGAATTTCTTTCCGATGGGACATTAACCGTTTCGGCTGCGGGGGTCGCAGAATGTCTCGTTGTCGGTTCAGGTGGTGGGCCATATAGCGGTGCTGTAGTCGCTGCTGGTGCTGGTGGTGCTGGTCATGCCCGTGCATTAGTTTGGTTTGAAGTTGGAACTTACGCAGTAAAAGTTGCACCAGCACAAGGCGGGGCGAACAATGCTGGTTTCTCATCAAATATCGCTGGAAAACTTTTTGCTGGCGGTGGTGGTGGTACTAGCGGTCACGCCAGCAGAAATCCCGAGGAGCCAGGCGTAAACGGCGGTGGCATGGGTGGTTTCCATACTGCGAGTGCTCGTGGTGCAATGGTAAGCAACGCTGGTGGTGTAGCAAGTTTAGGCGGTGGTGGCGGATTCCGTGGCGGAGCCAGCCCAGGGAACATCGGTGGTGGTGGTGCAGGGTCATACGGAGATGCTTCAAACCAAAACGCTGGTGCTGGCGTAGACCAATCAGATTATTTTGGGAACGCTGCTGGAACAAATTATTTTGGTGCAGGCGGTAAAGGACCTAGCGGTTCTAACGGAACTGGATATAACCGTACTGCCGGAAGTGGTTGTGGTTCTCAGGGTGGTGTTGGTGATACAGGTGTTCAGGGTTGTGTATATGTAAAGGTGCTGAACTAATGAATCAACATTTTGCCAAGATTGAAAACGGTGTTGTTGTAGATATTGCTGTTGTAACAGCAGAATTTATGGCTGCTAATCCTGAACGATACGAGGGTGAATGGGTTGAAACCTTTGTTGATGTTCGTGGTGTCCAAATGGCTTGTATCGGTGGTCTTTACGATGCAGAAACAAATACGTTTGCAAAGAACGTAATTACCTACGCACCAGTTGTTGACCCACCGTTGCCATTCATTGAGTACGACATTTAGTAATCTAGTTTTTTGGGCGGGTCTACCAAGAAGCGGTGGGACTTTGCTATCCAGTATTCTTTCACAAAATCCAAATATCAGTACTGGAAGACTGTCTGGATTATGTGACTTGATGTGGAGCACTAAGTGCAATCTTGAACGTTTTGAACTTGAATCACAGCAATCATTTCAAAACAAACACAGTATTATTTCTTCTTTGCCATACCTTTACCACAAAGAAAAGAAAACATCAGTTGTTATTGATAGGTGTCGGTCATGGACCATGCCAGCAAACATTGGGATGATTCTAGAGTTTGTAACGGATGACCCAAAAATCATTTGTAGTGTCCGAGATTATGATTCCGTTCGCTCATCTTACGAGCAATTATTTTTACGCAACAACAGAAATGATTTTGTTGGTTCACCTTACGAAGATGAAATGAATCGAAACATTTACGGTGTCGAGTACGCCAAATCCCTTAATTCAAATATGTTTTTGTTTATTGATTACGATGAACTCGTGGATGATACCAAGGTTCAGTTATCGAAAATAAATAAATTTATTGGTCTAGAAGAATTCTCATACAATTTGGATTGCATAGAAAACAAACATCAGGAAAGTTGGTCTGTTGACAAACTTGACGGGATGCACGATGTACGCAAAACTGTGTCAAGGCGGCATTTGTGATTGTCTGCGATGATGCACTTGGCGGTGACGGGAATAGAGCAATAAGCGATGTTGTTCTCAGCACTCAATTCCCTTGGTTTTTTCACCATGATGTTGTGAACTTAACCAATCAATTAGATGATGTAACACTTCACGCATTTCGTCATACTGTGTGGATGAACAACCAACTTCAGTCTGGTTTTGCACCAATGTTTGAACCGCTTATAGAAAAAATGATGGAGTTAACGGGCGGGGAACTTGTTGCTTTACCAAAGGTGATAGTTAATTTGACGATGAATCATGGCGTACAGAACGGAAACATGGCTCATTGCGATGGGATGATGGACTTAGAAGTTGATGGGTTGAAGAGGTACACTGGCGTATATTATTTGAATGAATCAGATGGGGATACTTTGATTTATGCCGACGATGGCACAACTGTGATTGATTCTGTTTCTCCAAAAGCAGATAGATTGCTGGTGTTTCCTTCAGCAGTTTTGCACTCACGGCAACTTCCGTTGAACCATACGGTCAGGGCGGTTGTAAACCTAAACACCCTTGTGCGCCATGAGGCATAGTCGCTGGCTCATTATCATCCCTGCAGTACTATTCGCGCTATTTGCCAAGCCAGCTAAGGCCGACACACTAGGTGAATGGACATACAGCCAGTCCTGTCCAACGTCTGGATCAGTAGAGGTAATTGAAGACACCATCATCTTGCACGGCCCTGACCAGGGTGGGTGTGCGGGTCAAGCTCATTGGGTGAAGATTGAGACCACAATCCCAGCTGATGTGGACACAATAGATTTCACCTGGTCATACCAAACGACTGATGGATGGGTGTACGACCCTCCGCAGTACGGTGTTAACGGCGTATACACCTTGATTACACAACAGAACAATGCGACTGGAGAGCTGTCTATACCAGTTCAAGAAGGTGACATCTTCACGTTCCGGCAGTACTCTATTGACACCTGTTGTGCCCCTGGTCACCTAACTATTGCTAACCTTTCTTTATGGGCATCTATAACCTTATCCACGACGTCAACGACGACCTCTACTACTACTGCCCCGTCAACGACTGTCCTTGCCACAGTCCCGACTACTACGACAGTTCCAGAAACTACGACAACAAGTACGACTACTACAACCTCGTCGACGACAAGTACTACAACGACAAGTACAACGGTGGTTTTACCGGATACCTCAACTAGTTCTTCTTCCGTACCGCAAACAACATCGTCAGTATTAGTGCCGACCACGACATTACCGCCAGAAACGTCAGCACCTACACCTCCTCAAATATACGAGCCAGAACCTGTTGATACTTCCGTTCCTGAAGAGCCTGAGATAACCGAGACAGGCACCACAACGACAGTAGTAGAGGAGCCCATCCAAGAGGAGACGCTTCCCGAAGAAACAACCACGACAACTGAGCTAAGTCCAGAAACATACCCTGAGACTACCGAGCCGGAGGTGGTTGACACAACCCCTGAGACGCTTCCAGATGCCCCCTTAAGCGAGGAGGAGGTTACATCGATACTTGAGGAGGCCACGACCACAGAGGAGCTTGTAGAGGCTCTTACTGATTTGAGTCCGGAGCAGGTATCCCAGGTGATCGAGGAGATCCTCGCTGAAGAACCAACACAGGAGCAGGCAGCTGCGCTTGCTACATCTCCTGAAGTGCTTGCTGTAGTTAGCGCTCAAGAAGCTGAGCAGATCTTCGAAGCCCTAGATGTTGGTGAGCTGACCGACGCACAGACCGAGCAGCTGATCGAAGCTATTGAGTCTGCACCCACAGAGATTCGAGAGGAATTTGAGGACACCATTGACATCTTTGGTGAGGGACTAGATGATTACACCCCTGTTGGATCTACTATTCCGGTTGGAGAACGGCGCACCCTGATCGCTGTTACTGCTGGGATAACCCTTGCAGCAGCGGGTACTAGAATTAGACGATAATGAGAAAGATCTTTGACTACCTAGCTGAAAACTCTTGGACGTACGCTGGTACTGGCATGGTCCTCATCACCCTATCTGGCCCTACTTTACGCCAGGCCGTATGGATTACTGGTGTAACATTGGTATTGCATTCGGTACTAACACTTAGTAAGAAAGATTAACCATGGCAAAACTTCAGAACATCGCGTTCCGTATCTTCGCACTCTTCGGCTCGTCAGCTCTTGCAGCTGTAGCTGGTGGTGCCCTTATCGGCGTTCAGCTATGGAAGTCTGCAGCACTCGCCGGTATCATGGCATGTGCACAAGTAATCGAGAAGCTCTTGCGCTTCAGTGTTGACGGTTCACTCACCAAAGAAGAAATTGAACTTGCGTTCACTGGTGCAGTTAAGCCTAAGCCTGAAGCAGCAGCTGAGTAATGTCGTTACCTATCGTACCGATCAAGTACTGCGAGCACATCAAGGGCAAGAAGCCCAGCGAGATCAAGCCAGCAATGCTGCGCAAGTTATCCACAGGTGGACAGATGCACCATTGTGCTGCCCGTGCATTCGAAGCCATGGTCGCAAAGGCAAAGGCAGATGGGGTGGTTATCAAACCCACTTCAAGCGGTGACACATTCCGCAGTATCGACCAGCAGCTCAAAGGATTTCTGCAACGCTACAGCGAGACCGATACTGGTACAGGTAAGACACGCACATACAAGGGTAAGAAGTGGTTTCTCAAGCCAGGCAATGCCCCACTTGCAGCGCCTGAAGATGATCCGAACAAGTGTTCGCGTCATATGCTTGGCATTGCTGTCGACATTGCTAACGCTAATGGCAAGATCCTTGAGTGGATGAAGGCAAACATCGCAGCGTTTGGATTCTCTTGGGAAGTTGTGCCTGAAGAACCATGGCACATTCGATGGGTAGATAGCACACCATCACAGGCTGTCCTCGATTACGAGGCGACGCTGGAACCTAAGGCATAACCTTGTGGATGGTGGGATCGCTATCGTTCTTGCTGCTGCTGTTACTGGTGCTTTTAGTTTGCTAACTGTGCTTGTGCAAAAATTCCGCAAAGAGAATGCTAGAGATCACGACGTGGTAATGGGGATGCTCAAGTACATGCACAAGTCTGTCATCCGTACGGAGGGGAAGCTAGACAAGCACATTGAGGATCACAACAGAAAGATCTGAGTACCCCCGTCGGGTTGCCACAGTCCGACTCCCTAAAACAAATTCACAGCGCCTCGCTACATGACATAGCGATCTACCCAGGTTCCCCTGTTTACTGCCCACCCTCTGCGACAAGGGCACACACATGCGACTAGCCAGTTGTTGATCGAACACGATATACCCCTACCCAAACTTTTGCAACCTGTGTGTTATTGTTTCTTTCGTCACTCCGGGGGCTTTGGTTTTTCCCTTCCTTGGGCCCCTGGGTGACACCTACAAACGGAAGGAAACCAATGAGCAAGTTCACAGAAGTACTGTCAACAAAACAACACTTGTCCGTAGAAGACAAGATTAAAAATTCACTTGATGAAGATTCATACAACGACTTCATGGAAGCAATGAAAAGCCCAGGTATAACAGCCGCAGCTATTTGTCGAGCACTAAAAGATCTTGGTGTCGAAGTATCTGTAATGAGCATACAAAGATGGAGGCAGAAGTGAGTAGTAAGTTCCAGGAATCTGTAGAGTTGCAGAATGAAATTGCAGAACTTAGGCGTGCTCTTAAAACGAGCCAGCTTGCTGAGTCAAGATCAAAAATTAAATCGCAAGGGATCATTGACGCTGTATATCGTGCAGCTAAGGATGCGTCTCTTGCTACGGGCAATGCTCGCAGAGCACCGGCGCTACCAAAGAAAGATGTACGCAAAGGAAAGACGGAGGTAGCCCTTGTTCATGCCACTGATTGGCAGTGTGGAAAGAAGACTCAGTCGTACGACATCGCAACTCTCTCACAAAGAATGGAAGAGTTTGCAAATAAGGTACTTGAACTTACTGATATCCAGCGTGCGCATCACCCTGTAAAGGAATGCGTTCTTATGTTTGGTGGAGACATGGTGGAAGGTGTGTCAATCTTCCCCGGCCAAGCGTACGAAATCGAAGCACACTTGTTTGAACAGTTGTTTGAGGTCAGCCGGATCATGGAACAGATGGTTCGCACATTCTCTTCTTACTTTGAGAAGGTGCATGTTGTGTGTGAATACGGAAACCATGGACGCTTAGGCCGCAAAGGTGACATGCCGGGTGGTGACAACATTGATCGTGTTGCATACAAGATAACCAGCGAGCGCACAAGCGATCTTAAGAATGTGACATGGCAACAGTCTGGCGACTGGCACCAGATAGTCACGGTTGGAAAGTATCGTGCGTTACTTGTGCACGGCGACGAGATCAACAGCTTTGGTGGTAACACACCAGCGTTCGGTATCTTGCGCAAGTGCAACGCTTGGTCAACTGGTGTAGTAGACGAGTTCCAAGATGTGTACATGGGACACTTCCACACACCAATGACATTGACCATGGCTAACGCAGGTCGTATCTTTGTGTCAGGTTCACCAGAATCACACAACGAATATGCCCGTGCGTTCATTGCAGCAGTAGGTCAGCCGTCCCAACGCCTTCACTTTGTTGACCCTATAAAGGGCAGAGTGACAGCAGAATATACATGTTGGCTTTAATCACGCGCGTGTGCGCGTGCGTATATGATGGGGTGATCCCGCGCTCCCCCGTATGCGGGGAGAAACTGGACGACGCCGATGAATGAGCCACTCACCTATATATACGTGACATGGAGGGACGCCCACTCCGGCACCACTACATGGACACAGCCATCTGACATTGATCCGGGGCCGTGCATTGTGAAGACTTCCGGGTTTCTTCTGGCTGAATCAGAAGGTGGCAAGCCAGAGCACATCACCGTGTTCCAATCAATCACTCCAGATGGTGACATCGATCATGTCCTCCACATCCCGGTCAAGATGGTGGTGGATTTCAAGTGTGTGCAAGTTGATCTTGATTCCGGGGTTGTCATAACTCGACAGTCCTAGTAGCGTGATCCCACCCACAAGGAGGGAACATGGAAGAGAACAGATATCAAATCACAAAGCCAACGCACGGCAGTCAAGAATGGTTGCTCGCTCGCTGGCAAGATGACAAAGGTCGCAAGCGCATCGCCGCTTCTACCGCAGCAGCAGTACATGGTGAACATAAGTACATGACACCCGGAGATCTAGCTACCGAACTGTTGGCTAGTGAACCACCAATGCCAAAGCCACCGACCCAGGCTATGGAGCGTGGCAACCGCATGGAACCAATGATTATTGAATGGGTCGCAGACGAAGAACGTATTGAACTATTCACACCCAACGAGTTGTATTGCTACGACGATGGTCGCGCCCGTATGGTTGCAACCCTTGACGCACAAGACGGAACAGGAACCCCATTTGAAATCAAGACGATCAACAAGAAGTGGGACGGCAAACTCCCACCCCATTGGTATTGGCAGGGAGTACAGCAATCCATCTGTTCAGGTATGCGCGACATCGAGTGGCGTGTCTTTGATAGCGAGATGGTTATCCACCGCTATAAGCAAACCGTTTCGTCTGACGAGCGTCAGGTACATATCGAGGCAGTTGCAAAGTTTCTTGAGGCGATAGACCTAGGAGACGTACCGGATACGGCGATCATGTCGTACGAGAACATGAGTGAGTTGTACTCCAAGTCGCTACCATTACAGGTAGAACTTCCAGGTGAAGCATCGCTCATGATTGCAGACCTTGAAAAAGTTAAGCAAGGTATCAAGGCGCTGGAAGAAAGAGAAAGTATTCTCAAGGCGGAACTTGGGAAACTACTGCAAGAAGCAGAAGAGGGTGTGATCGACGGGGAGGTCGTGATCACCTGGAAGGAACAGAAGCGTACCTCGTTTGACTCAACTCGATTTGACAGAGAACGTCCCGAGCTGGCAAAGTTGTACAAGAAGGACACGAAGTTTCGTGTAATGAAAACCAAAGGAAGGAAATAACAATGGCATCATTCAACTTAGATAACTACGAGACCGTCGAAGATCGACTCGTCAAGTTTTGGAACGAACATCCGGATGGAAGAATCCTTACTGGTGTCCACTACTACGACGACAACCGCATCCTTGTGCGTGCAGAGATCTACTTCAACCGTGAAGACGATCGTCCTGTAGCCACCGGATACGCAGAAGAACTTCGTGGTGCATCGCCGGTCAACCGGACAAGTCATGCCGAGAACGCAGAGACCAGCGCAATTGGGCGCGGACTGGCCAACTGTGGCTATGCAGCTAAGGGTTCACGCCCTAGTCGTGAGGAGATGGAGAAGGTGCAGCGCATGGGTTCTGCACCTGCGCCATCCAAGCCAGTTGACAACCGCTCAACAGATGAGATCATCAATGGACTGATGGATACCTTTGGTGCAGAGAAGGTTGACAAGCCAGCACCAGTTATAAAGAACCCAGGTGACTCGGCATCAGAGAAGCAGGTCAACATGATCCGTGCAATCCTCTCGGGCCAGGGCATCAAGGGTCAGGAAGTTCTTGACCTGTGCGGTGCAACCATTGGTCGTGAGCTAGATAGCTTTGACACCTTGACCAAGGGCGAAGCGTCAACTCTAATCACCAAGTTCAAATGACATTCGACGAATGGATGAGGGTCGGCCTGGACAATGGCTGGGCTGGCCCTCCCGTTTGTTACACGCATGACGGACTGCCTCACTCCCTAGAGGAAGAGGAACTGGACGATCATTGCATGCATGTCATCCGGTTATACGAAAGCAACGAACACAAGCTGAAGGTTGAGGACAACCACAGTCCTTCGGTATGGAGGAACAGCTATGACAGATGAAAGGAAAGGATATTGTGAAGGCAACAAGGACAAGTGCAACTCTGTGGGATGCCCCTTATTCGGGACGCTCGGACGACCGGGTCGTGACGGTGCGCGTCGGATTAGAAACTGTGGTGACCCTGCAGCTAGGGGTAAGAGGAACAGGACTAAGGGAGATTCAAAGGCGCGTCGAGCCCGTAAGAAACTTGGGTTGGGCGGTCACCTTACCCGTCACGAGGAGAACTGGGGTGGTGCTTTTCGTTGCGAAATCAAGGCGGGCGCTCAGGTCGGTCCGATTTGGACGAGGTTCAGGGACGCTAAAGCCCAAAGTGACACGGCTAAATCGTTGGGCGATAATCGTCCGTTTGTAATGGTGGCTATGCCGGACGGTACAACCGAGGGCGTGGTGCTAATGACACTAACAGAATTCACGGAAGTTATAAGCCTTATTCCATAAGGGTTAGAAAAGGAAACTATAATGGGAGGGAACGATGAAAAGAATTGCTCGGTGCTGCATTGCACCACTCTTACTACTCGGAGCTATGACAGCGGAAGCAAAAGCAGCTGGAGCTCCGGAGCCCCTAAGCTCACCTGCACCTGTCGGGATACGTGCGGATGTGAGGTCATTGACGACCCCGATCCAATTCCGACATGGGGATATCTCATGGTTGAGGGATCTCGCCTTGGCAGCTGGGTGGAAAGAACATCAGCTCAAGAGACTGGGCCACATAATCTTGAGGGAATCAGGTGGGTGCCCCAACCGTAGGGGTGGAGACATTGTTGATAAGAACTGCAACATAACCGGTGTGTCCGAGTGGAATCACAGGTCAGACACAGGGCTAATGCAGATCAACGGTGTGCACTGGAAGCAGGATCATGCCCAATACCACGGCCTGGTCTGCAAGCAGATGAAGGTATGCGAACAAGATAAACTACTTGACCCACTAACAAACCTAAAAGCTGGGCGACTCCTGTTCGATGTAGCTGGATGGAGTCCCTGGTTCACGAACTGAGGACGAATGACAAGTCAGAAACGAAGGGAACTTATGGCTGAGATACTCGACGAGTGGAAGCTAGTAAATAAAAAGTTTGAATGGACGGACAAGGCTGCGTGCAAAGGCATGACAGACATGTTCTTTCCGGAGAAGGGCGACGCTGAAGGTAGTGTCAACAAAGCAAAGGCCGTGTGTGCTACATGCTCAGTCAAGGATGACTGTTTGGAATTTGCATTGGACAACTCGTTCATCTACGGTGTGTGGGGTGGTATGAGCGCACGCCAACGCAAGACTTACAAGGCACAACTACGAAGGGCAAAGCCGTGATCAATACACATGCGTTACTCAATGCATCAAAGTTTCTACGCCGTGTGTATGTAGGCCGGACAGAAGAGCAGGCACTACACGATACGCTCGAAGCAATCGACACAGAGATACACAGACAGCTAAGGGAGAAAGCTAATGAAGCCAGAAAACATAGATCTATTCATTGATCGTTTGTGCGGTGTGTTCCCAAAGGACAACGTCGCACGCAACACAGTCAAGCGAGCATGGGGTGC